CTGTGGTTCAGCATTGATCCAGTCGGCATCCGCACACTGACTGAATACGATGGGGTAATGTGCTTATCCCATAAAGCCATAGAGTTGTTGCGTAAATATGATGTAGTCGTGCCAAAGGAGTTTGAATAATGGATGGGGTTTTCTACGCAGATGTAGATAACCCTTTCTCCTGCCCCTTAGATGGGGCTAGGACAGTCGCATTGTCTGATGATGGGGAAACCTATATCGAGCAGTGCTTATTCTGCCAAAGGGTCTTTAAATTTCAATTTGAGGAGCATAACGATGTTCAATGAAAAAGATTGGTTGATTAACGCATTACTGGTGGTGGCTTGGGCATATATAGCTTTCTTTATGTTCCCACAAGCCCTGTATCTCTTTATCAAAACTGGGGGGTTCTGATGAGTAAGTTTAAGTTGGAGATTTGCATAGATAACGCAGTCTACGAAGAATCACTGTATGACGAATTGTGTGCAAATCTTATGGTTGTTGCGAGACAGGTTGATTCTCAACAAAAAGAGGGAATTGTGCGTGATACCAACGGCAACAAAGTTGGCAAATTTTCAATCATTTTTGACTAGGAGTTTTAAGATGGAAATTAAATTTTATGCTGACCCTGCACATGGATGGGGTGAAGTGCCTGTTAGCCTGATTAAGGAGTTGGGCATAGCTGACAAGATAAGCCACTATTCCTACATGAGGGGCGAGATGGCATACCTTGAAGAAGACTGCGATCTATCGGTCTTCCTGATGGCACTGGAAGCCAAAGGAGTTAAACCCCAGTTCGTTGAGATTCACACTAACAACGATAGCCCAGTGCGTAGGTATCAGAGTTTTAAATTATCAAACTGATGAGCCTGTAAGGGCGAAACCACCTGAATCACCTTAATTGAGTGAACGATGCAGTAAGGTGGTCTTTGATTAACTGCTAGGAGATTGAAATGGGTTTAGATATGTATTTATCAGCAAAACGCTACTTGTGGTCTGACAAAGACAAAGCGATATCGGAACAAGTAGGCGAGATTATCGGGGTTCAGGGCGATCAGGAAAGACGATTCAATGGTTCAAGTCTGGTCGTGAAAGAGATATCCCTTGAAGCTATGTATTGGAGGAAAGCCAATGCCATTCATGGATGGTTCGTGAATGTAGTGCAGGATGGGGAGGATAACTGCCGAGAATACGAGGTAGAAAGAAGCCAGTTGCAAACCCTGCATGATTTGTGCAAGGACATACTGGAACATCCTGATGCCGAAAGGGATGCAGACCTAGAGCCAACGCAAGGGTTTTTCTTTGGTTCGTATGAAAAAGACGAATGGTATTACCAAGACCTGAAGAACACTGTAGAGGGTTTGGAAAGGGTTTTGGCACTACCTGACGAATACTCATTTAGCTATCAAGCCAGTTGGTAAAGGGGATAACCATGCAAAATATTTGCGAAGACGGATATCAGGGCAATCACGATCCTGCATCCAGTAATGACGAAGTGATTGAGATGACTACCGATTCTCTTGATGATGGTTCGGTAGTTGTCAATCTCGATGTATGGGATACCGATCAACAATGCGTAGTCAAGATGGGTGGCTATGTCATGGTCAAGCAGGACGATGAAGAGAAGAGATTTTATGTTCTTGTCTATAACGGCAAAGGGGATGTTCTATCACAAACCCTTGTGCCATTTGACTTTGTGGAGTGCTGATATGCCAAAGATACTTATCAAAGCGTATGACACTGTTATCCAAAACGAATGGTATGAGGATGGTGCATCCGTCCTTATCGGAGTTGCGGATAGAGACGATCATCCTGAAGAAGCTTTTTGGGGATGGGCAGATGAAAAGATTTACTTCTACCTTGATCCCGAAGAAATGGCAAACCTGAAAGTGGGCGATGTTCTTAACGATGGCGAAGACTTCACCATTGTCGAGATTGATAAAGACAATCCCCATATTTACGAAGTTGAATATGAATTGGAGACTGACCATGCCTAAATGGAATGTGATGATGACCACTGCCCAGTATATCGAAGTGGAAGCAGATACTCCTGCCAAAGCAGAGATGCAGGGGCTAAAGATGTATCAAAGTTGCGAAGTGCGACCTGAGTATCCCCTGTTTGTATGTGAAGAAGCTGACCTAATTGAAGAGGAGCAAGAATGAAAGATATCAAAGACTACGACAAATACTGGCTAGAAGAAGCAAAGAAATTATTGCTTCACAAACGCATTGTGAATGTTCGTTATTTAACGCAGGAAGAAGCAGATGACATGGGTTGGTATGAAAGAAGTGTTGCTTTCCAAACCCAAGATGGTTTGTGGTTTTTCCCTAGTCGTGATGATGAGGGTAATGGTGGAGGTGCGTTATTCACTTCTGATGAAAAACAAGGTTGTTTACCTGTAATGAGATAAGGAGAATCACATGGGTGCAGTAAATTTTTACCACATTGAAGTAGGCAAAAATGCCAAAGATGCTTTTAAGAAAGCAGTAGAGGAAGCCCAATACGATCATGGGCATAGTGGCTACACTGGCACGATTGCTGAGAAGAGCAGTTTTGTAATGATCCCTTTGCCTGATGGCATGACCCCGATGGAATTGGCTGACAAGTTGATGGAAGAAGACGATCCACGAATCAACGACAAATGGGGGGATGCAGGATGTATAGCTATTCCTAACACCGATGAATATCTATTCTTTGGATGGGCAAGCGAATAATGGCATACGAAGTCCAAACCTACACCATCTGCGATGGATGGATGAATTGTTGGAGCATTGAAGACGATCATGGGATTTGCACTCCCATGATTTTTAGAACATACACGGAAGCCCTAGAGGAGTTGACAGACTTTCTTGCTAATCAGCATGAAGCCTATACCAATGGTGCTATGGAAGATGCGTATGACCCACATGATTACCGAATTATGGAGATTTTATGAAGAAAACACTTAAACAAATTGAAGATGAAATCAATCAAATTTATTACTACTACGACACTTGCAAAATGCAATATGGTGAATGGTCTTTGGGAGACAAAATTCGATTTGGACAGTTATACAAAATGAAAGAAAGAAGACTGGCTGAACATCAACATAAGGAGTTAGAAAATGCCTAGTGATTTATTAGATGAATATTGTGAAGAAGAGTTTGGTCATACAGACTGGTCTATGGACTGGGATGAAGATGGCAACAGGGTCATTACTTTTTATCAAGAAGCAAGACAGTGTTATTTAGACGAAATGGCAGAAGAGGAGGAAGAAGATGCCTAAATATTTTGTAGTTTTTACCGAAGAATCCACAAAGGATTATGGCTACTATGTGGAAGCCAAAAACAAAGGTCAAGCCTATTTAAAAGCTGAAGATAAATACTTTAATTTTCAAGAAGCTGACAGTGTTAGCACTGGCTATGCCAAAACTTTAGGACATGAGGTGCAAAATGCCTAAATATCGAGTATGTATAGCAAGGGAAGAGACCACCTTTTATTGGGTTGATGTCAATGCCAAAACCGAAAGCAAAGCTGAAGACATGGCATGGGAAAGGTTCAATGAGGGTTCTTCTTCAATCATTGACAAGGGTGAAGTAGTTAATGCCGATGAATACATTGACAATGTAATCGAGGTGCATGATGCCGACTAAATGGAAAATAGTGCCATTCTTTGACTATGACGATTACTACCAAGTTGGCAGGACAGTCATGGTTGATGGCAAATATAAATTTGAATCAAAGGGCATCAAGTATCGGGACAAATCACAAGCCCAAACTTATGCGGACAAACTTAATAACAAGGAGAATCAAAATGCCTAATTGGTGCGACAACACATTGTATTTATCACACACAGACCCAAAGATGGTGGACAAAGCCATTGAAGGATGGAAGAACAATAAATTCTTTGCAACACTGCGACCTGAGCCTGATTACACACAGGTCAAAGTAAAGCCCACATTCCCAATGAACATGGCTACTGGGCAGGAAAAGCCTGAGTTTGTCGAACCAGACCAAGCATGGTGGGATTGGCGATTACAGAACTGGGGAACAAAGTGGGAGATTGTCTCCGATGAAAGCTATATGGACATTCAAGAGAATGAGCATGGCAAATCTATCAGGGCATCGTTTTCTACTGCGTGGAGTCCTCCCACTGATTTGTATGAGTATCTGCATGAAGAGGGCTATGAGATCAAAGCCCATTACTATGAAGGTGGTTGTGCCTTTTGTGGATCATGGGAAGATGGTGTAGAGGACTTCTATAACATTGATCCACCTGAAGGCACGAAGACTAGCGTGTGGGTGCGTGAGAACATTCCTGAAGAACTGGATGCAGAGATGGGTATTGCCGATAGCTATGAATCATTTGAAGACGAAGATGAAGAGGAGCAAGCATGAACCAAGCCGACAAAGATGCAGAAAAATGGATGGAGATGAATCAGAAAGTGCAGTATCGCAATCTGATTAAAGCCAAAGAACTAGGCGATCTTTATTACATTGACCAACATGGCACAGTCATCATTCACGATCCAAAGAAAGCAGAAGATGAACCTAAAGGACTGTAAAGGCAAAGTGCCAGTCTTTGTGGGAGGGGATATTCACTACAAGTTTGTGGATTTCCCCACTAGGGAGCAGTTTGACGAACTCTTTAAGCGTAATAACAAAACACTTCGGGATAAATACTGGGGTGTTTTAAAAATGCGGTCTAATGGGCATACACTGATAGAGACTGGTGAAGTTTATACCCTGACTAGAGAAAGAATTCGGCAGATTGAAGCTAAGTTTGTAAAGAAAGTAGCAGTTTCTTTAGAGACTGGGATGCTTTGAAATTGCCTACCCTGATATGGTAATCATTGAAATCTTCCCCGACTGTTTCGGAGATCCAATACGGCTTGCCTGTTTTTTTGGCAGTCGTTTCTCCGATACTGTTGGGGTCATTATCCGCAACGATGATCCCATCCCTGATGTTCCTACTTACAAACTCCATATTACTTGCACTAAAACAAATATAGACCTTATAAGGGATATTCATCTGTTTCATAATGTTCCTGACGGACAGACCAGTGGCATAACCCTCGCAAAATATCGGAGTCCCTTTTGCATCAATAGTGAAAGTTGCTCCTTTGCTCGTTTGACCATGCAAGAACTTCTTGTTCCCCTCGTCATCGATGAGTTGGCATCCCACAAGGGTGTTATTAAATCTCATTGGAATGACTAATATCTTTCTATCGTCCTTTACCCATACATTCCCCTGTTCCGCATCGAACCCTTTCTTTTCCAAATATGGGTGCGTATCCAGACTGGTTTGAGAAAGAATCCATTCTGCTTTTGACGAAGCTTTTTTGGCTAATTCGGCTCTATCATTGTTTGACGAAGCGATCCGATCTTTTACTTCTTTTGACGAAGCGGACTTGCCATCAGCAAACCATGTGACTGGCTTTTCCATCGTAGCCCAGTTGATGACCCATCCAACCTCTCCTAAGAACTTGTAGCGACCATTGGATGATCTTGGGTGGTCTTCTGTTGGGGTAGCCGTCCATTTGTCGTAGACCAAACTGTTATTCAGAATTAAGCCATGAACCTTTGCGAAATTGACGAAATCAATCATGTTGCCCTCATTTTGTTTTGCCGTTTAGACCAAGCGATATTGCGGTGTTGAACCCATTTTTTAGTTTCGTGTGACGGAGTGCGTGTGGTATCAGTCAATCCCCTAGGCCAAACTCCAAACTTTTCCCGATACTTATTGCTTGCCCAGTAAGGGTTATATTCCCTCTCTTGGGCGATGTATAACAACTCAGAATAAAAAGCTTGTTTAACATCGGTGGTGACACGACCACTAAAGCCAAGCTCTACAAGCTCTCCTTCTACTGCTTCTATTTGCTTTCTTGGTTTGACATAGCCACAGGAGGCACATGACGAAGCACCTTTAGCCCAAAGTGCGTGACACTGAGGACATTTAGACTCTGCCTTTTCTTTATCGGTAGGTTCTTTCTTGGTTTTCTCACCTTTGTCATCGAGTGCCTTGACACCTTCTGCATAGATTTCTTCCCAGTCATCCCTGAATCTGACATAGTTTCCTGAGTGATCTAGCCAAAGAGCAAAGTCTTTGCCGTCACAAGCTCGCATGACACGACCCAATTGCTGAATATGAGAACTAAGTGACTTACTAAAAGGGCGAGCTGATACCCCAACCATAACATCAGGAACATCAAAGCCCCTAGTGAGAATATCAGTAGCAATAAGACCATGAATAGATGTATCGGGCTTAGAGAAATCATCAATTACCTCCTGTTTATACTCACTATTGTCCTTATAGGATACGCTGACGAAGTTGTAACCCTTCCTGGCGAATTGCTCCACCAGGTCTTGACCATGAGCCACACCTGCACAGAACACGATTGTCTTGCGTGGTTTGCCGAAGATCTCATGGCACTTCTTAATCCATTCTTCCACGATATCGCCAGTAATCTGCATACCTCTTTGCGTTACTTGGTCTGGACTCCATTCTCCTGCGACTTTCTTTACCCCTGTCATGTCGATTTCTTTGGCAATAAAGACTTTTAGCGGTGCTAACCACTTGTTATTGACTAAAGATTCTGTCGTAGAAGCACAGACAACATTGGAATAGATGTTGCCCAAGCCCTTGGTGAATGGGGTAGCGGTTAGCCCAATAACCTTGATCTTGGGGTTAGTTTGGATGATCTCTGTAATCTGCTGACGAGTGATATGACATTCATCCACAACCAATAGGTCAATGTCGGGGAAGTTTTGCCGTTTCTCAATGGTCTGAGATGAGCAAATCTGGATGCGTTGGGTAGGATCTTTCTTCCAGTGATCTGACTGGATAACCCCATGTTTGATGGAATACTTGGTAAGACGAAGACTGGTTTGATCTATCAAAACGATCCGATCAAGGATCATGGCTGTTTTTTTATAGTTGTCTGCCGTAGCCTTCATCAGGTAGATAGCCACCTCTGTCTTGCCAAAGCCCGTTGGTGCATAGAGAAGTTGGCATCTATGCCCGTCCTTAAACCCTTGACGAAGCGAATCCACCACTCCCATCTGATGTTCACGCAATACTAAATCCATGACTTACTTCTTCTTGGCTTGGGCTTTTAACTGACGAATCAGTTCTGCGTTCCTTTTCTGATACATATCTCTGCTATCACGCAAAGCTTTGTTATCAATCTCAAGGACACGAATCTGCTCACGCAAATTGATTACTGTATCGTGTATGTCCTCAACCTCAATCTCGCTTGCGTTCCATCGTTTGGTAGCGATGACATCTCTAGCTTGGGTTAGTTCCTTATCCAGTATGACGATGGTGTCTGTCAATTCCTGAATCTTTTCCTCTACTGGATCGGCTTCTGTAACCTCTACCTTGGGTTCTTCCTTCTTTTTGCCCAAGTTCTTGGTCTTCATCACAGTCTCTTTGCCGTCTTTAAGGTAGACAATCTCATCCTTTTGCGGTTCATCCAGTGACTTACGGATACGACCTATGGTCATGGCTGACACACCAATGTGCTTGGCAATGGTGGCATTTGACCATTTGTTCCATTCAGAGTCCTTAAACATATTCAAGGCGATTTCACGCTTCTCTTCTGCCGTATGGGGTAGCCCATGATTGTTAGCGCCATAGGCGAACAGTTTGGCATCCCTGACAGTGCCGTCTTTGATGTCGCACTCAATGGAAACAATGTTATTGGTCTTGGTGGCAAAGTAGCGGTGGAATCCTGATGCAAGCCAGTAATCAGATCCATCAAAGAACACTGTAATGGGTGGGAATACGACCCCATCCTTCATTAAATCAGCGTATTCAGCTACTTTGTATTGGTTTAGTTCTTTTCTTGATTGTGTTCCGCCATCAATACGAATGACGGATATATTTAATTTTTTCAATTCTTTCTCCTAGCAAATGGAAATTCCAGTTTAGCAAAAAATAACAAACATACAACATAAATCTCATCCATAGTTACCCCAAGGGTGATAAGCATCACACCTGACCCAATGTATGAATACATCCAGTCCTACCTGAGTTAATGTTCAATCGATGGATAGTTTGTCTCACCACTGGTCTATCCCTCTTGTGTAGTCCCCATTTAAGGCTACGAGGCTTGCAATCGGGTGAATGATTAGCCTATGTTCTCTTCCACGCAACCCAGTTAGGTTCTTGATATCGTTTGGAGTACGGCAGGGAGAAGTAGGCACAAACATACGAACTTAATCGTTTGTCTACACATTACTTCTCCTAGCCCGACTAGGTTACTACGGCTGAAAATTATTTGCAATAGTTTGACAAAGAAAAACCCCCAGTTTTTTAGGCTGGGGGTTTAGGATCGTGTGTTGATCCGAGGGCTTGCATTGCACAAGTCTCTGCTAGGAGAAGTAATGTGCGTGTCAGAGTGGGCTGACCTACTAAATATAGCACAAAACTACAAAATTTTGTCAATATGTTGTATTTATGTGGTTATTCTCAAATAACCAGCCAATTGTTTTGCGGTGTGCTTCCTCCCACGCTTCAATACGTTCAGCCTTGGAGAGCAATTTGCCCTGGTCAATATCAGCATGGCAGGTGAAACATAGGGCAGCGCATCGGTAGTCATGGGCTTTAAGTCCTCTGCCTTTACCATCCCGAAGCTGATTGGAATGTGCAGCCACAACTGTGCCGTCTTCTCTACCACATATCTGGCATGGGGATTTTCTAAGTAAATCAAGTAATTTCCTATTTCGATACATTAACAACGACCATCCATGTCGAAGTCTTCATCGTCTTTGTTAAGACGGACACTTTTGGATATATTGTGGTTTAACAAGGCAGAATAAGCCATTTGATAGGCATCTCTTTCTTTTTCAACGAGCATTATTCTACCATTTAGGCGGTCTATTTCGTCCTGCTGAATCTTGATTTGCAGACGAAGATACTGTTCTTCCTCTTCTCTGTCTTGGGTTGTAAAGGTAGTCATTCGCCCTCCTTAAATTTTTTTAACTGGCTTTGGGTTAATCCATATCCCCGACCATGACCTAGATCCGTGATATTTTCTGGCAAAAACAATTCTTCTTTATTTATCCATCCCACCATATCGCCACCTTTATCATCAACAATGACAAGGACATAGATATCACAAGGGTCTTCTACCTTCTTTAGCGTTGATAGTAACCTGCCAGACTTCACTCTGGTAGTCTTTACATCAACAGATTTATTTTCAATCGTAAGGTCAGCACCACCTTTACGGATGCCAACAGTCATATCTGGGAATACATTGAAGTGCTTGGCTACGCACATCTCGCCAATAACCCCATCAATATCAATGTTCCAAGGACTTTGATCGCCCATTTGTTGATCTTTGACATTGCCCATAGCAGAGCTTCTTCTTAAGACACCTAGAGTTTGACAGACCAACATTTCATGGACTGTCAGGTCTATCCTCATTTCTCTTGTGCCTTTCTTGCCTGTTTAATCTCTTCTAACATTTTTTCCATCAGGTCTGCGCAATAACCCATAAAAGGAAACTTGGTTGTTCCATTAGCGACACTACGTGCCAGCCCAATAGTATTTTCAACTGTTCGTATGCTTACCTTTCTCATTTTTTGGTTCTCCTTTTAATAGGAGGCAATCCTGCAGTGTGTTTCTGGTCTCTGGCTTCCACCATTAGATCGGCTATTTCCCAAATTGCTTTGGGGTTTACTTCTCCTTTCATGGCAAAACCAACTGTCAACATAAAGGCAAAGCAATCTCTTAGGTCTTGCTCGTTCATTAGTTAAGTTCCTTTTTTAATTTCTCAATCCTGCGTTTGGCTTCCCCGTAAGATTTACGGAAAGCATAAACAGCTTTCTCTTCTTCATAGCCAGCTTCACAAGCTATTGTTGCTGTGACCACGCTTAACGCAGCCAAGACTCCCTGCACTGGTGTGCCTTCTAAAGTGGCAATAAACTCCATCAAAGCGTATCCCAACTCAGCACCTGTTAATGGTTCTTTATTCATTTAATCCCTCATTCCGTATTCTTCAACATCGTTACCCATATCCAACCTACACCCATTAGGATCAATATCGCAATTGGGGTATGACGGACAGGCTACATGGGAATATTCATAGCTTGGTTCTTCGCTATCGTAGCCGTATGAAACTTTCTTTTTAGACGGCATCTTAACTTTGGTTTCCGTCAAATAACACTTAAACATCTTGCCAGCTTCAACATCAATCATCTGATCTTCAATTGGCTTGGCATTTTTATGGCATTTAGAAGCTTTTTTAATAGCTTTCTCTTGATTGGTAGCCAATACTTCATAAGTAACTAAATGCGTTCTAACCTCATAAAAAGAAATTTCATACCTGTTCATTTTTTTACAAGTTCCTCTATTAACTCAGATAGAACATCCCCCATATCCCTGCCTTTAATGGCAATCATTTGAGCTTCCTGGCAGTTGTAAATAATTTTTGCAGCATCCTGGATACCTTTGTTGTAGCCAGTATTAAATACATCTGTGCCATCTACCAACATACCAATGGCATCACGAATTAACTCGGATGCCTTTCTTTCTTTGGCAAACTGCTTGAGCTTTATATGGTGTTCCTCTGGTAAATACACCGAATAAGGTATTAGTTTTTTTGTGTCCATTCCGTATACTCTCTGTGTAGTCTGTCCAATAGGATTTGTGCTTCCCGATTTGTTTTAAGATCTGCCCTAGATGGAATATTAAGATAGCTACGCACCCATTCAGTGGCTTCTTCCATGTCCTCGTCAAAGATGCGATCATCAGAATGTAAGAACTTCCAGAACTTAGGATCTCGGCAAAGTAACCCTGCAATCCGAATAGCCCTGTCTCCTGCAAACTCTTGGGCTTTATCCATTGGGTTCTCATTGCCATCCATTCTGACAAGGACGGCTTGGTATCTAGCCCCAACAAAATCCCGAAGTAAGTCTTCTGGGATCTCGTCTGGGTGCAGAGATAAGGTCAGGACATAGCCTGTCTTATCCTGCTTTAGGGCTACTTTGACGGCTTCAAACTGAAGTGTCTTCATGTCTGCCTTCCAAATACTTTACTAGGTATTTAAGATGCTGAATCTCTTCCCAGCGCATAATGCAGATCTTTGCCAATTCTTCATTCTCTGATATGTAAGCACTAAGCCGTTCTTCTTGTTTCTTGGCAATAGTTTCCCAATCAGTTTGTACTGGCTGGGCTTCCATTTCATCCCACTTTTTTAAGGTATCCATCAATGTTTCAGGATGAACATCTTTAAATATTTTTGGTTTTTTAGAAGAACCTACTGGTCTGCCACGTTTTTTGATAATTTCTTGGCTAACTTGTTTAAGTTTTGATTTAAAAATAGTCATGTCAGCCCCTTAGTATGGAAGATCATCATCTTGCGATGGTTTAACATATGGTTCACCAATATTTAAAGTCAAGAACTTGCCGACCTTTGGTGATTCGCCTGACCAAGCACTGATAGATAGCTTGACCAATGGACCTTTAGATTGATCCATCATGTTAATAAGGAATGTCTTATCAAGGTGAATGTCACCTCTAAGGTTTGGTTGTTTGTCACCATCTTTTTTAAAGGTGTTTTTGAACAGACTGCCAGTGTTCGGTTTTGGTTCGTATGGTTTGTCGTAACCCATGATTACTCCTTTTCAAATTTGTTTTTGGTTTCGGTAAATTTGACCATCATCTCTTTAAAGAAATCAGGGTCTGTTGTTTTGACAACATCAAAAAGGGCTTTATTCTTCTTGAAGATTGTCATTACATCGGCATCGCTAGAGCATAGGTCTAGCAACATATGTGAGGAAGTCTTGATTAAAGCAAGCCAGTCTGCAGGATCGCCATCAGGTTTGGCAGGGGCAACAATTTGAAACTCGCCCTTTTGACCTACGATTGGTTTCTTTTCCACAGTAAAGACTGGGGAGTTTGGCTTTGAAATTGGTGTTCCATTAGGGAATGTATCTTTAGGTTTTTTTACTGGCTCATCTTCTTCAGGAAGATCCTCACCTGCGTAAATGTAAAGACCTATGCCAAAGCAAGCAATACACTTAGCTAGGCAACGCATCTGTGCATCGGAGATCTTACGAGCATCAGGATTGACGATTGCATTGTTACGATTATCCATAACGGCTAAGTGCATTTGCATTTCTTTGCCAAACGCAAAAACCTTGCAACGAACCATCATGGTTTGATTGTATTCAACAGGTGGCTCAAACACCCATGTGGCATCAGGATCATTCATTAACAACTGATCCACTGCCCATGCCCAAGAAAGATAGGTTAGTGATCCCTTCTTCTCTGTATGCTCATTAACATTGATTTTCTTTAATTCAGCATATGTTTTCATGCTTGTTCCTTCAAGTAATTTTGATATTGATTGCACCATTGACTAACAGGGCAATAGCTTGCACAACGAGTTCTTTCGCCTTTGCGTACTTCTATTTCATAGGCACTACCTAGTGGAAAGATGGCTTGATTAGCCTCTTCTGCCGTTTGGTATAGTGAGTGCGCCCTTTTACCGCCAATCTTCTTAATAGCCCAAACTGGTGGCTTTTCCCACATCTCTTCAGAAGTACATTCAGGCAAGTCTGCATCAGTTTCTAAAGCAAATTCACAAGCTGAATGAACAGAGATACGAGCTTTAATGAACTCTTCCCTTTCTTCCATAGTCCACAAGGTAATAGGCACTTCCTTGATTGGGGCTTCAGGGTAGCCTTCCTTGGTTTCTACTTCTCTAGCTTTCCAGTCACGCAGGATAGCCACAATGCCTAGATCGGTAACAGGCATCTGCCGAACCTTTTCCACTAGCCAAGCGTAGATGTTGAGTTGGTATTCCCATTCAATCTTCTCATTCATTACCGCCCAAACACTGGTGGTTTTGTAGTCTTTGATGGATACACCGCCCTCATGGTTGACCTGTAGGTCTACCGCACCGCTAATATGCCACCCTTCTAACTCGGCATGGATGCGTTGCTCGACTATGTGGTTCTCATCCTTGCCATGTTCTAGGATGTTATGGACGGCAGAGCCAAACAATGACCAAACCATGTCGGCTACATCCTGCTCAATATCTTCATCGTACTTCTTGGTCAGGGCAACAATCTTGGGACTGTTAATCAACTGAGTAACAGACAGATTAGCCTTACCTTTGGAGTAAGTTGGTCTTTCTAAGACATTAACGAATGTCTGTGGAATGTTAAATTTATTAGTTAGCTTCATTTAGTTCTCCCTAGCAGTAAACTGAGTTAAAGTATCTCTCAGAGTTATACCCATGTCAATAGGTCGTACCCATATTAATTCATCTACTATGAAAACAGTTATTTTGCCCTGGCCTCCAAAGGAGTTATCCCCTAACGCAGCCTTGCATTGGGCTAAGAAAGCCAAGTACAAGAAGACCTACCGCCATACCTGCTGGGCATTGGCTTTGGAGGCTAAATTAGCGGCTACAAGCGATCCAAAGATAAAGTTGGATATAACCTTCTATCCCCCTGATAAACGCCATAGGGATGCCGATAACATGGTTGCAGCAATCAAGTCTGGATTGGATGGTCTGGCAGATGCTCTAAGGGTAAACGATAGGTGTTTTTTACCAACATTTATTTTTTCTGACGAAGTAAAAGGAATGGTAAAAATAGATATAAAATGAAGACGGAGCTATGCTCCTTCACGTCCTCATAGGGGTAGCCTAAAAAACTACCCCTTTTTTTACAATCCAGCTTTGAGACGGAATCTAATAGTGTCTTGCAAAATCTCTTCTTTTTTACCTTTTAAGAAGTTGATTTCTTTGCGCTTTTCTTGAGCAGACATCTCTTTTTCTGGCAAGTCCTCAATCCTACGGATCTGACCAGTAATTGCATTAAGAGATGCGCCAGCTGACTGAGTAAATCCATTAGCCTGGATAAGACCTTTGTTAGCCTCAAACCACTTCTTACCTTGTGTTGGGTTCATGTTCTTCATCTCTGTCTTAAAGGTAGTCATAGCAACGTCAGAACGTGCTTTAAGGTCATAGAAAAGATCTTCCCTGCCACGAGGAACTTCTGGAGCTACAAACGAGCCATAGAGAGGATTGTTGCGTTCTTCCTTAGTTGGCTTATTGCTAGACAGAAGATCACTCATCCACATAGTTAAGCCAGCGACAGAGCCAAACAAGCCACGAGCTAAATGGTCAGCCTCAATTGGGCTAAGAATTCGTTTTTTGCTACCTTCTACAAGCTCACCCTTGTCATCTTTTTTGCCTGTAAATGGAACTTGGGTGGCAGCGCTTAACCATTTTCCTAACTGGGAGACATTGGCATTGTATTGTCTATAAGCTTCTAGGTGCTTCATGCTTTCAGGAACTACCTTACCGCCAGTAAAGAAGTTATGGTTGATACCAATCTCAACAAATGGCTTGAACACTGTTGGCACTGGACCAGAAGCCAGAGGTCCTAACAGGGCATCAATACCGCCATGTCTAAGAGCTTTCCAGAAGCGGGTTGCATCAACTTCATTCTTAGTGCCTTGGGTAATGATCCTGTTGTAAGTCATCTCAGGGATAGCTTTAACTAGGTATCCAGCAGTCGTTGTCAAAGGAATAAGCAATGAATGGTCATAGCCAATCTGTTTCATTAACTTTCTTGGGACAAAGAAGTTACGCATCTTGGTCTGGTCATCTAACCTTTGGTATTCCTCATCATCACCAATGGCAAACAGATACATCAGCATACCAATCTGCATACAGGCAATTGCCGTAGCTAAACGCTCAATAGCTTCTGTACGAGCTTGACCTTTTAGACCACCGCTAACGCTTTTTACTTTAGCACCTGTAGTCTTTTCTACCCCATAGGCAACAGGTTCTAGTAAAGCTTGGGACAGAACGTCAATCTGTTGGGCAAATGCGTTCATAAAGGAGATAGAGTGGGCTAAAGTCTGGGCAACTTTGGACGAACCCTTTTTATCCCAGTTAATCACATTGGCAGAAGCTAACAGGGCTTTACGCTGATCCCCTTTAGTTTCTTTCATTACACGCAGATAAGTAGCTCTGCGAGGAGCCATGTCGGAGGCATCGCCAATCTTCTCTAACAAAGAAATAGTCTGTTGCAGCTTTGATCCATTTAACAAACCAATGGTTTGGTCGTAATACTGCATTGAAGTTCTAGAGCTGGAATAGATATTGCCAATGCCATGCGCCTTAAGTATCTTCACTACTGGGTCATTGTTGTTTAAAGACTTAACGAAAGACCCAAATACCGAGCCATAAAAGCTTAATGGGTTTCTAACACCAGTAACAAGGATGGTGCTTGGAATATCCATAAACAACTGTCTTAACTGGAATACTCCAGAGTAAGTAATGGTTCTACGCAGGGTCTGTGCGCCAAAGCCCATCAATCCCATTAAAGGAATGTTCATGCTTTCCATGCCAATCACGGCTTGAGCAATCAATGGATCTACGATGCGGATATTGATCTTGCGACCATTTACCAGAATTTTGACGATGCCACGAGCAAAGTCTTCTTTTGGATAGACTTTAAGCTTACCTTTTTCATTGCGCTCACCATATTCAGATGCAATACGATTAGCAGCGTAGTTCTTAATGACGTTTCTAGAGGTCAAAACGACATGATTAACCATGTTGTCCAGGACATTGTTTAATGCCAACTCAACTTCACCTGGCTTAAATTTATGCTCCCTGGAGACGTTACGGACACCTTTAGCACCATAGAAGAATGTAGGCTTACTAGGATCTTGGCTAATATCTTCTGGTTGGATTCGCTGCCAAGGCACATAGTCATCAATCTTGCGATACATATCAGCAGTTTGTTTGCTAATAATCTTGCCAAACTCCATCATGTTGACCATGTTTCGGCTTACATCATTCCAAATATCCATCATCTCTCTAAGAACAGGATATTTCTTTTCTAAAGCTATTAGATCGTCAATCTCAGTATCTTTAAGGTTAACTTTCTGACGAGCAATATCAATGCCTTCAAAGTTTTCTTGGGCGTTTTGAATTGCAACTGTCAACGCCAACTGACGATCTGGAGGCAAGTCTGGGTCTAAAGCTTCTGTCTTTAATGTTTCAAGTTCACCTTGGCGCTTGAGGTATTCATTCACAATGCTGCGTGAACGCTTGGCTTCAAAGTAACCATTGATTACCCTAAAAGCGTGTTTAACACCTACTTCTTTGCCAAATTCATGGGCAAGCTGAATGATCTTACCAGTAGAGTTCTTGTCTTCTGTAGCTTTAAACATCTGATTAACTGGGTCAAATGCCAACTTGCCTAAAGTAACTACTTGAGTAGCAATGTGGTTAGCCTTTAACTGCTGGTCTGCTGCGATAGAAGCAACAGCACGACCTTCGCCATCTAACAGCTCTCTGTCATATCTAACAGCATCTTCAGCTGCCAGACCTGCTGTAAAGTCAGTTGCTTTAACTCGGAATCCTAATGCCAGCTTGTCTATGCCAGTCACTGCACCAGGAATCAGGTTTCTTGGGGATTCCAATATTCTGGTTTTGATGTTCTTAGCCGTTTGATAACCGCCCATGAGGTAGTCTTGGACAGTATTGTTGGTATGCACTGGAGGTTGCTCAACTCCAATCTTATCGAGCAATTTCACATCATCGGCAATATTGAACAACAACTCATTTGACGGACCTGTCATATCAAAGAAGTGCTTCAAGGATTCGTAATCCATCCTTGGTGTCTTGCCCTTCATCAAATCATCAAAGGTTTTGTATAGGATGTATTGATTGTCAAAGCCAAATAAAGATTTCATGCCTTCAAATAGCTTCTTAACCGCCAATACAAAACGATTCCAAGCAGTCCCCATCTTCATAGCCATGAGCTTCTCGGCATTAACCGCCCAGTAATCTGATGGGTTAGCGTATTGATAGAGGTTTAAATCTTTTACTAGCTCCCTTACTTTTTCGTAATTTGCCTTAGTTGGGTTAGCCATGTAATCATTGATGGCTTGGAAGTAATCCTGAGAAGCAGGATCAGTATTGTTCTTAATAGCTTTTTTAGTTTCTTTTGCCCACTGCTGAACAATTAGCTTCCTGACCTGTGGGGTCATCATCTGTTCAAGAGTGTGGGTTAATTCGTGACGGGCAGTCTCTGGGTCAGTTACCCCTTCTGTTCCCTTATACAAACGAACTAAACGATCTAATGGGTTAAATGAACCCGTTGCCCCTTCTTCCTTAGAAGTTGGTTTTCTAATTTGCAGTTTTAAACCAGTCAACAGAGCAGGAGAGTTATTCCACATCCAATGGATAACATTGAATACGTCTTGGCTAATCTCGCCATCCCGTAAAGCTCTTTCAGCCCGTTGATGCACTGATAACGCATCTGGTGGGGTTTTATCTTTGATGGCTTCTAAGTTTTCTTCAAGCTCTTTGGTTCTTTCATCAATGAAAGTCATCTCACGCTGGGCATCAAGGGTTACTTCACCATTGATTATTTGACGTTTTAGCTTTCTTTCCTGTGCATTTAACTTACGCTGTTCAGCAATAATTTCATTTCTGACCCTGCTGTCAAAGATTTGTTTTGTAGTCTTCTTGCGAGGAACAATGTTTTCCAAAGGCTCTGGAGCAAAAAGCTTTTTGGCTCTTTCTTTATTGTCCTTGGTAACTAAAGTCTCTTGGCGCTTATTGAGGATGACATCAATAGCTTTTCTAGCTTCTTCTGCAGTTCCCCTGGCATACATAGTGCTGCCAGACTTGTAGAAGTCACCCAGAATGTCAGTCAGCCTTCTGTCTAGGAAGTATGTACCGCCTTCTTTCTTAGAGCTTGGGACGTTAAATTGGTATTGGTTTCCATAGCTAGACTTGGTAATCCGCAATATGCCATCTTCTGAAGTGATTGTTCCACCAATCTCATCAAGGAAACGCATGGCATTGTCAGCCGTTGCAATCTCTACAGGCGCATCTTTCTGTTCTTTGGCAAAGTCGTAGGCACGAGGCATCAAGATACCTTGACGTTCATAGCCTTCGTTGTCTTTGAAGTTGGTAATCTGACCCTTGTTTTTAACCGCTGCAAAGCCAGCAAGGATGTTTCCAGTTACCATCCAACGCTTTTCACGTCTGATCTGTGAACCCATATCAAACTGTTTGATAACAGGAATGTCCTCAAACTGTTGAGTTTCGTAGTTAAAGGTATTGGTGCTTGATACAGTTTCTAACTTGTATTGCTTACCAATCTGTGAGAATGGCAAAGTAATTGACCTAGCATCACCATTAGCCAAGGCAAAAGTCATCTTCCAGTCAGTACCAGCAGCTGGGTTCTTGGTTTTGCCTACATTTTTAACATCAATGATTGCACCAGTTAAAGCCACACCTAACTCATTAGTAAGGGTGACAAACTTGCCAACTGTGTAAGTTCTTAAAATAGAATCAATATGGGTTTCCTGTAGGTTTAACTGACCCCTGACAGTAGATAAACGAACCTCATCTGATTTCTTTTCTACTTCTAGTTCTATTCTTTCGGCAGTATAAGCTCTCATCTTTGCTGTCAGAGCATCTCTTTGCTCCAAAGACAGCTGACCTGGAGATTTGCCATCCAAATTTTTCTTGGCAGCCTCAATAACTTCTTCAGAACTCATTGGCTTAACAGTACGATCAGCCTCAATTAATTCCATAAATGCTGGTTGAGCAAATAATGAGTCACCTTTGTTCTCGGTAATTGGGGTAGAGCTTAATGTTTTTGCATTGATGTCCAGTGCTTTTGCTTCAAGCTTGTTAGTCCCCATGCTGATCTCACGATCTAGCAACTCTTTATATCGTTCTGTTAGGTCTTTGTAGAACTCTTCTTGCTCTTTAATAGGCAGGATAGGAATATAGCCAGTCAGCTTACGGACATCTTCTTCGGTAGCTTCGCTAGAGTTTTCTTTAACTGGGAACGCATTATCGCCACCCAAAGATTCATGCAAGTCTGGGTTATCAGCCAGCAACTCATTGGCTACCTGACCGCCATAGTCATTCATAAAGTCCACAGCACCTTCCGCAGTCACGGCAGACTTACGGGAAGCTGTAGTATTTGCGTTCAGTGATGCCATCTTTTTAAGCAAAATGGCAGCTGGGCGCATCTCAGCAGGGATGTCAGCCATCATCTGTGAGTAAGCAGGAGGAATGATTTGACCAGTTCTGTGAACACGACCTAGCATCTGCATATGGGTATCAATGTTCTTTTCAGCCTGAACAATAATCATATGGCGTTTGCGTTGATCTTTAAAGTTCTCAGAGGCGTGTAAAGACAAGCCAGTAGAGCCAGCTTGATTCAAAATCAATACGTCAAATTCACCACCATTAAACTTAGTAATAGCTTCGTACTTGGTTTTGGTAGTATTTTTAATAGCTTGCAGCGTAGGTATTGAAGCCTCTGTTGCACCAGAGTAATTGATACCAATATTTCTACCTGTAATCTCGCCAGTTTTAAACCCAGCTTGACGTAACTTGTAGTGCATATAGTCAATTGGAGATACAGGAGCATCTTCAAATCCTGCGTTTTGAATGAATTTAACAATAGCGTTATAGGCAACAGTTAATTCAGGCCCAAGTTCCTCATCAGTTAAATCACGCACTTCTTTGTAAGATGGATTGCCATTCTTAGCTGGATACTTAATGGTGACTTGTCTTTGTTTCTTCAAATACTTTAGGTAAAGGTTTGAAAAATTCAGATTAATTGGATCACCCTTTTTGAGTTCCATTTCATCTGAATAACTTTCAAGGAAAGAACCCATTGTGTTAGACACAGTAAGAACTACCTTTTCACCAGCTTTTAACCTTGATATTGCATGATCTACAGAGCTTTGGGCTTTCAAAGAAAGCAACATCTGGTCAATCAAGTTGTGCATTGTTGAGCCAAAATTGACTGTTTCAACATTGACTCTATCTTTTTTCTTGGCTAATACCGCACCAGAAGTATCTAAACTTCCCGCTAATTTCTTACCAGCAATGCCTACAGCACGAGAGAAAGCCAGGATATCTCGCATTGAGGTAGCCATGTTCTCTGCTGTTTCTTTGTTTACTTTGGTTTCTTCAGTGTTATATGAAACCCCAGCAAAGGTGCGTTCTCTGCGAATGTATTGACCAACCTTGGCAAGCATATTGGCAACAATCTGTTGCATTGGAATACCACCATTTTTGATGGCTTCAGCTAGGTCAGAGATCTTTTTAACCGCCAGCTTCATGTCTGTGCTGGCATACAAGTCCATGATGTCTGCACGTTTTGCATAGGTAGCAGATGAGAAGAATGAGCCATAGGCATCATTAACCAACATACGGATGAACGAACCAATGTTTGGAGCAATAATCTCGCTGACTACTCCTTCTCCAAGATCTCCACCTTCTTGTTGACCTTCAGTTCCTTCTTTGCCAGCTACGCCAGCATTGTGGCTTTCGTCAAGGATAAGGTAGTTCTGATCGGCTAATGCTTGAACAAAGCGTTGACGTTCAGTAGCTTTACCTTTGACGTTCTGTAATTGCTTGTAAGTTGTAAAGATAACCTTGTAATTACCCAAATTACCTTGGGCTGCCAACTCTTTCATCTTGGCATTTTGTTTAGGTCTATCTGTAGAGAATGGCTCTAAAGTTAATTCTTTCTCTACCTTTTCTCCATTAACAGTTCTAACTAACTTGTAAGGAACTTTCTGATCTACGTTGGTCATAAAGATCTTAGGATCAGTAGTATCCAATGCAAGCTCTTTAGTCATGCCAATATCATCCAAGTCACGGATCATATCGGAGAACAGATTAGGGAATTGCGTTACAAAAATAGGAATACGATCATTTTTCAATGCGTATTTAATCATTGCAGCCACTACACGACCTTTACCAACACCAGTTTGATCGCCAATAATGAAACCTTGACCAGCATCTGCGTTGAAAATAGACAGTGCTAAAGAGTCAATTTGCTCGGCTGAAAAGTTATTAAACAGTTCATCCTTAGTAAACTTAAGCTCTTTTGATACATATTCATCAATGTCACCAACTTGCGCTTCAACTTTGTCCAGGGATTCCCTAATGGATTGAGCCATACCACCTGGTACAAGCGTACCAACAGAGTTAGCTTTTGACTTAGGTTGATAAGGAACTTGACCTTCGGTAACTTCTTCCTTGCCTCTACGATCATTTAGTCGAGACTGGATGCGTTCTCCACTGACAACGCTAGTTCCACCCACTCCTCCAGGCTTGTTTCCTTCAGCGCCTTTTCCGCTAGGGGGTTGCTTTGGCTTACCTGCGCTGGGAACGGTACTTCCCTCTGGAGCATTGTCAGGTTTGTTAGCAGGTTTAGGTTGTTTTTCACCAGTACCTGCCCCAGTTGATTCGGGTCTTCCACTGATGCCAGCCCCATTTGTTGGCACATTTGGTTTGCCAGCTCCTGTGGATTGTTGCTCTCCTCCACTAGGTCTACTAGCCTGTCCGCTAGGGCTTCCAGCCACATTTTCCTGGTTAGCTCCCCCTGGGGTACGTTTACCGATGTTAGTCCCACTGGGGCTGACATTTGCTCTGGATACCATGCTGGCATTTAATTTCTCCTTGAGTTCTTCATAAGAATTGATTTGTTGTGGCAATTCCGCAGCTGGCAATGCTCTTTCTGCTTTGCCATCCCCATTAATCACAATAACATCTACAGGGTAACTAGCTCCCTGTTTGGTATACATATCACCAGACACTGAAAAATGATCTACTACGTTGTATTTGTCGTATAAATTAACAAAGAAGTTTCGTTTCGCAGCTGAACGATAACCTTCTTTTCTAGCATCTTCGCCTTCAGCCCGAACACCGCCAATTATTAAGACAGCCTTACCACTTGGTTTCATGTTCTGCAAAGACTTCATTACGATTGCATGGTCTATTTCTCTGGTTTTAAACCCATCAATATCAAAGTTTTCACCAGTAGAGCCAAACGGAGGATTCTCAATAACAACGTCTACTAAAGTTGCTTCTTGCTTTAAAGCATTACCAACAGTAACTTCAGCTTTAGGGAAAACCCTTTTAAGCATTTCAGCACGGCTAGAGTTCAGCTCGTTAACTATAACAATGTTAGGGTTGGCTGCAATCAAAAGCATCCCGTTACCAGCAGTTGGCTCATAAACAGTGGTATTTTGGTTGATTCCAGCTAATTGGCTGGCAACATACGCTAACGGAGCTGGGGTAGAGTAAGCCTGTTCTCTAACGCTGGTAGAGGAACGAACCGCCAAGTTAGGCTGTCTGTTGTACAAGTCTACTAATCTGTCATACGCCTCTGTAGGTGACTTGGAATTCTGAGAAATCTCTTGCGCAGCCAATACGATACCAACTTCTACCGCCTCATCAGCTTGTTTGGCTTGCATGGTGGCAGCTTCAATCTTCTCACCAGTCAACTCAGAGATAAATTTACGAGCTTCAACAATGGTGCTGAACGCATTACCTTCTAAGAAATGGTCAGCTAATACCAAAGCAATGTTGTATTTGCCATCTGGAGTGGTTAAATCTAACTTGCCAGCAGGTTTAGCTTCTTCAACTTCAATTTCTTCTATTGCCTTAACACCAGCCACTTCAGCAATTGGTGTAGCTTTATCTGGATAGTTGCCAGACATAGCAATATAAGCACCTTGAAGGTGGTTTAGATTAATTTTGTCTGATACATCTTTACCAAAAGCTTGTTTAATAAGGTCACGAACAAATTTGGCGGCTTTCTTAAAGGTGTGATAACCCTTACGGAAAGCAGCATCCATAAGCTTAATAAGGGTAGGCATGAGGCGTTGTTCATCCTCAGGCATCATATTCATACGGGTATTTTTACTAGCCATCCAAGATAGCTCACCCAAAGCATCCATCAAGTCTTTATCGGCTTGTGCTTCTGGAGATAGGGCTTCTCCAGTAGCTTCTGGCGCTACAGTAGGAACAGTTTCCCCTTGTGCTTCTGCACGTTGAGCAGCTTGTCTATCACGATTATTTTGAGCTATTTCTTCTGGTGTTAGTGGAGGAGGTGCTGCCCAAGTTACTTTATCGCCTTGGTCTTCTTCTACAAGCTTATCAATAGCTTGTTGGGCATCTTCAGCTGTAACTTCTCCCGCAAATTCGCCATTCTTAACTTGGTCAAATATAGAAGGCTTTTCTTCAGAAGGAGCTTCTTCTGGTGCTTCTTGGTTATATGGAGCAGCTTTTTCAGCTTCAGATTGAGCAAACTCAATAGCTTTTTGTTTGCCTTCTTGATCCCCAAACTTGTCTGTTGGGAATGTTGTTGCAGAAACCATTTGGTTGGCATCATTGTCAAACAATACAGCCGTCCAGCCATTGTCATTTTTAACAATACGATATTCTGTGTTCTCACCCATATCAATGGGAGGAATAGTTTCAGCTGGGGGAGCAACAGACTCAGTGGTCTGTTCACTCATCTTATCCAGTAAAAGACCAAGTGTTTGCTGTGGCTCTTTTGCTGGAGTAATGCCATATTCTTTAGCTATCTTATTTAACTCTTTAGTGTTTGGTTCGCCAGTTGCTTCTGCTTTGGCAGCCCAATCATTTATTTTTGTTTCTAAATCGCTTGTTGCAACAGGTGCTACTACTGCAACAGGTGTTGCTGATGGTGGCGCATTAGGTGGGACAAAAGTTTCTAGATCACTTTCGTCTACCAAACCAGAAGGAGGGGCAGAAGGGGCATTAGGAGCTGGAACAACGGCTGGTGGGGCAGGAGGGGGGGAGGGGGGTACTTGTTCAGCTTCTGCTTTCTTACTCTTATAAGTTGCAGCTGCTTCTGCTGGAGCGCCAAATACTTCACCAATAGCTTCTTCTAATACAGCTCTAGGATTAACAGGCTGGTTGCTTGCATAAGATCCTAATCCCTCACCAGCAGCGCCTAAAGAAGCTTGCTTTGGTATTTCTTTGGCAACATCTTTGACTGTTTCTTTCCAAACTTTGGTAGCTGTATTGTCAAATATCTTTTCAGCAATTTTGCCAGCTGACCTTAAAGAAGCTGCATCAAACATACCAATGATTGATGACTTAACCATTGCCTTGTTATTGGCTTCTTCGTGGTTAAAACCTCTTTCTCTTAATTCAACGTACTGTTGACCATATTCCATCATTGCAGAAGAGCCACCGCCAACAATTAAACCGCCTGTTGGACCAGCTGCCATACCAAATCTGGCAGCTACAGCCATAGCAATAGACTGTGGAAGACTACTTAGACCTACGTTGGCAATATAAGAAGGTAACTCATCAATGTTCTTAAGATATTCTTTGCCAATCATTCCAGCCTGTTGCCATTCAGTAGCTTTTTTAAACTCTGGCTTTTGTTCTAAAGCATCAATCTTTTTGGATAATGGGTCTTTGCCATACTTTTGTTCAATGGCTTTGACATCTTCTCCAGACTGCGCTAAATAACTTAAATTCTCACTAGCCTTCTTAACTGTATTAAGAATGTCTGATTTTTCTTTTTCTGGAGCATTTTCAAAGTTTTGCCCATACTTTCTTTTGTTAGCTTCAATTAACTCTAATTGAGAAGATAACTGCCACTGGGTAGGAACATTAGATAATGATTTAATTCCTTTAGCCAAAGAACCAATAGATGGGGTTGGTTCATTTGCCAGGTTAGATCCTGGCATGATGGCATCAATTGGACCAAATATTGATCTTTGTAATACGTCAGCTACTTTGGTAGAACCAGCCACAGGAGCAACATTTGCTTGTGGCGCATTAGGCATAATTTGAGTTTTAATGACATTAGATATTTCATCAGAAGACATCGTGTCAGGAAACTCAACTACGCCAACATATGGTATGTTGACTGACGGCATAAATTTTTAACTTGGTCTAATGTTTACTAATGCACCTCTTCCGCCATTTGCAGAAGGATCCCACTGCAATTGACCTGCTGGTGCTGCTGGCATTGCTCTATTTCCTGCTGGTGCTGCTGGTACTGCTGGTACTGCTGGAGCTGCTGCTACTGGAGCTGTTGCTGCTCCTGGATTATAGTCTGATCCAGCTTGTAAAATAAGCTTCATTCCAGGAGGTTGTTTTTCCCAAACATCAGCATAAGCCTGTTGTTGAGCTTTTATACGACCTGCCTCGCCTTGGAATTCAAATTGTTTAGTTGAGTCTGTTAAGAGATGATTTAAACGTTTTTCTACAGCCGATGCAAAATCACTAGAAGCTTTTCTAAATAGTTCTTGTTCTTGTAATTTTAGTTGCAATGCCTTAGTGGCATTTACTTGAGCAAGACCAATTTTCTTGTTTTCTGTTGTGCCATAAATATTAGCAAGAGTGCCTGTAAGCGCATCTTGACGGGCTTGGTCAGCTTTGGCTGCCTCAATAGTGCCTTGACCTAAAGCTTTCTGACCAGCGTGAATATCTTTAAGGTTAGATGACATTCCAGAAACAGCGCCTAAACCAGATCTACCAACGCTAGAAGCTAATTTATTAAGCTCAGTTCCTGCTTCTCCAGAAGGTGCAGTCATCATTCCAAGACCTAAACGAGTAGCAAACTCAGGCATTAACATAGCTCTTTGTTGTTTTATATCTGCTGCTTGAGCTTCAGCCAATGGCTTATAAGCTGCCATCGCAGTATCTTTTCTAGACATTTCTCTTTCTACTCTGTCTGCAAGAAGTGCCTCTAAGTCTAATTTACCTGATTTAGTTCTAGGAACTTTTACATCGCTGTCATCTTCGCCAGCGTAAGCCATAATTCCACCATTAGCAAACTGCTGTGGAATTACATCACCTGTGGGTGCATTTTCTAAACCAGCCATTGGTGGCATAGGTTGTTGCATAGCAGGTTGAGGTTGGTTAGCACTAGAAATAGCTCTAATTGCCTGTGGATTGTTACGAATATCGCCACGATCCATTGATATACCACCAGCATATAGCTTATCTAGTGGCTGTGAGTATGGGCTTCTTTGTACTTGAGCTAACTGTGGATCGCTGTAGCTTGTCATTGGAATAGCACCGCCTGGTGCGTATCCAGCAATATCTTCAGTCATACCGCCTTTAGCACCACCTTTTGCTGCGTTATACATAGCAGCGCCACCTAAACCAGCAATACCTAAACCGCCTAATTGGGAAACAGTACTAGGAGCAGCTTGATACATCTGGGTAGAAGACTGTTGCATAGGCAGACCACGCAACATGGAGTTAAGCATACCTAACTGGAGGTATGGATATTGTTGTGCAGTAGCGTAGTTTTGAACAGCTTGATTGATAATGTTTTGTTGTTGACCTTGCTGTTGAGCGCCCATTTGGTTTTGCAAATTGGCAATACTTTGTTCTTGAGCCAATTGTTGACCAGCCATATTAGCTGCTTGACCATAACCTTGAAGACCCAAATTAGCGCCAAATTGTTGAGCTTGTTGAGCAGCTTGGAACGCATTGTTATAGCCTTGACCAATAGCTTGGTTCTTTGCAAGACCAGCATTACGTTGATTTTCAGCAGCCATTAACGCTTCACGAGATCCACCAAACGCATTAGCTTTGGTAGCGTTACCCATTTG